GACTTGCGATAGTGTTTCGCTTAATCAAAGCTCATCAGTATTACTTATATTCTCGGCAAGAAGTGTTCATCACTACTCATCAATCCACCTATGTCGTGCATTAATGTTTGAGTTATCATTGTCTTGTACCCAAGTCCTTTATATAATTCAGTATCACCTTCGTGAGTCTCTACAAATCTAACCATTTCTTTAGTCCAATTTTCATTGTCCAATATTATTTGTAAGATGTTCCATTTGTAGTTTTTAGAGTTAAAAAAGGTAGGTATATAATTTTCCATTATAATTATTGCTCTGTCTATTGTTGTTGCGTTCATAGTTATATATTTTTAAGTTATTAATTTATTAATTTAGTTTATCCGTATTGTATATTCTTATCTATAATGTCTTCAAGTTCACTTATTTTACTTATCGCTTTTGCTACAATTAAAGCTTTATCCAAGTTGCTCATTATATATTCTACCTCAACATTATTAATGGCATTACCCTCTGCAAGAATATCCTCAAGATTATAATAATCCTCTGAAGCCCCTTGTCTATTATAATAATGAGTATCATTATAATCTCCACCATTATCGCCTATAGTCCATATATCACTTAATATTTTTTTATATTTTTTTAATATCTGTTTGTTAGTCATAGTTATATATTTTTAATTATTAATTAGTCTAGTTTTATTAACGTCTACCCAAAATAAATCATCATCTTCAAGGTGTAGATAATCTATCATCATCTGGTGTCCTTCTAATGTATCCTCATACCAGTTGGCTCCAGACAAACTACCTCTTGTACTCATACCTATTGAATTATATTCTTCATCAAAATAAAGGTCTATTATGTAATTCCCGTACCCATTATTTAAAGTGAACTCTATTGCTATTGAATTACTCTTAATATCTTTAAGAAGAGTTAGTAATAAATTGTTAGTCATGGTCATAATTATAAAGTTTAAATTATTAATACACACAAATATAAAAACAAATAAATTTAATATCCTACAAAAAATGTAAGAAACTTTCATTCTCTTGAGGAAAATAATTTAATAATAATTTGTGAACAGAGGTGTCAATCTGTTTAACAGATAATATATTTAATTAGTAGGGAGGTTGTCTCACTTTCTATGTTGTTTCTTCTTGAGGGAAAACTTGTCTAATAAACTTTCTCGCAGTACCAAATGGTATTATATCAAAAAGATATTGAGTGCTTTAAATCGCTTTAAATAAAGCCCTGTAATTATTTTAACATATGCAAGTAATTAGTTAATTATATTTGCTAACATGTTATAAACATTATGGTTGTTAATAAATAAATATATATTATTGTTTGGATATGTATAGTATATGTATATATTAAAATATAATATAATATTATATAAGGTATATACAAATAATATGTATAAAAGTTTTAAAGAAATTGATGTTGAAAAACGAAGGTTCAAAATCCTAGCACATTAGATAGTTAGGTTTTATGGTTTTGGCAAATCAGTTACGGTACACCCCACCCCCCTAAAAAAATTCGCTTTGGTCGGCAATCGTAACCCCCATCCTATATATAGTTATCCCATACCTTTGCATATCTCACTTTTTTTTATAACTTTGCATCATGGCTAAACGAGACTACAAACAGGAGTACAAGGACTTTCAGAAAGATAAGATCGGCTACAGGGTTGAATTAAAGAAAAAAGATAAAGCTCTAGGTGGTAAGGTTGGTGATGGTAAGGATGTGTCACACAAGAAGGATGGAGGTGTTGTATTAGAGGAGTCTTCTAAGAATAAAGGCCGCAAGGAAAAGTCTAGAAAGAAGGGTAGTAAAAGAAAGCCATTTGCTTTTTGGAAAAAGAAATCTAAAAAGAAGAAGAAGAAAAAATAATGGCAGCAACTATAAAGAAAACAACAAAAGGAAAAGGGGCTAATTATAGGCCGACCAAGTCTGGGGCTGGTATGACTAAGAAGGGTGTGGCTGCTTACAGAAGGGCTAACCCAGGATCTAAGTTAAAGACCGCTGTTACTGGTAAGGTAAAAAAGGGTAGTAAGTCCGCCAAAAGAAGAAAATCATATTGTGCTAGAAGTAAGGGTCAAATGAAGATGCACAATGTTAATTGTAAAAAGACTCCTAACAAAAGAATATGTCAAGCTAGGAGGCGTTGGAAATGTTAATTAATAAATTATATACAAAATGAGTTTATACGAAAATATAAATAAAAGAAAAAAAGCTGGTAAAAGTAGATCTAAATCAAAATCTACAATTAGTCCAGAATCTTACGCTGCTATGCAAAAAGGGTTTCCTAAAGGAAAGTCAGGAATGCGTGTTAATAAAAAATCTTCAAAAATGTCTTTTATAGATAATTCTGATATGTCAGAAAGACAAAAGACTACCATGAAAAAACACGCAGAACATCATACTATAAAGCATATGAAGATGATGGTTAAACTAATGGGGGAAGGAAAGTCTTTTACAGAGGCTCACAAGATCGCTATGGATAAGGTGGGTAAGTAAATTGAAATATTCTAAGTTAACTAATTCTAAAAAAAAGAAAAAGGAACAATTAGGAATGGATCCAGGCACGGCAGCCAACAGGCTTCGTAAAGCTATATTGTTTTCATTCGCTAAAAGGTTAGATCTAAACTGGTGTTATCAGTGTGGATGTGAGATAGAGGATATTCATAGATTTACTATAGAGCATAAAGTTCCTTGGTTGGACTCAGAGGATCCTGTGGATCTGTTTTTTGACATGGATAACATATCGTTCTCACACGCATCTTGTAATTATAGAGCATCTAGGGGTAGAATAGGAAAGCCATGTCCATCTGTTACAGCTTATAGAAAGGGTTGTAGGTGTGAGGGATGTTTAGAAGCTAAGCGTAGATATAGAGAAAATAAAAAGAAATATAAAGATTCTAATAATATTTAGTGACAACCGCAATCTTCATCATCCATAATCTCTTCTGTAGAGATCTCAACTACTTTTAAAATATGATCTGGCATAAAGTCAAATAAAGACATTATAGTCTCGTCCCCTGCTTCCATAGCAAAGGCTCCTAAGTTATAAAAAGCTGAGTTACCCATATCTATCATCTTTCTTGTGTTAGCCATATCGGTACCACCTTGTTGCATAGCCATGACCTCTATTCCTAAGTAATCATCAACCAACATAGCTATTTGTGATAACATCTCAGCCTGATCTCCTCTAAAACCTCTGTTTACAAGTTCTGAAAAAGCTGTAGTTGCTGAAGGGCATATATGAAAATTTTGAGTTTTATAACCCATGACATTCATTTCACCACCCTTACCATCTCTTTGCATATCCATAGAGTGATCGCTAACGCCCTCTATTATTATAACCATTGACTCATTCATATCTTAAAGACTTTTATGTTTAAATAAAAAGTTATACTCCTCATCACTAAGTTGAGTTTGAGGTTTTTTCTTAAGTGTCTTTATTCTATCTTGTATGACTTTTCTAGTATATTCCCCTAATTTTTTAAAACCATCTCCAGTTTGATTTTTATCATCTGTCACGCCACCCATATCGTATTTTGGAGACCTACCTCCCATTAAGTATGCCATAAAAGGTTTAATTCTACCTCCTGTATTATAATACTTATCCATTTCATCACCCTTAAACTCTGGATAATCCTGGTTATCACCCTTATTCTTTTTCTTATTTTTTCCAACTAAATTCTTAAAGAATTTTTTTATCTTTTGTTTACCAGCACCTTTCTTTTTACCTTCAGGTAAATTACCTTCAATAAATTGATCAACCAACTCCTGTTCCTCTCTTTTTTCTAGAGCCTCTTTTCTTTCTTCATCAGTCATAGCGTCTGCTGTAAGAACTATATCATCTTGAAAAACATCAAGATTAGTTCCAGCAAAAGGATCTCCATGACCCCCTTCTTTAGTAATAGTTTCATCTGTATACTTAGCGTCTGAAGTGTCTATTCTATCTTTAGGCTCAAATGGATCTACGATTTGAGAAGGAACTACACGTAACATATCCTCAACAGCATTTTCTTCTGAGTCTATAAAAACAGGTGTAGAACTACCAGCAAATGGATCACTAGAACCTTTTTGTTGACTTGCATCAAACTCATCAACAAGTTCTAATTCTTTAGTTAAATCGGGATTACCTTTTTTGTTTAAAGAATCTATAAAATCTTGTTTCTTTTTATCTGAAGCCTCATCAATAAGGGTATTAATTTCAGATGCTGATGGAATCACGTCACCCCCCCCTATCGTAGTAGAGGCACTCCCCTCTGGTGCAGAAACATTAGAGTCGGTTTTAGGCCTTAATTGTGAAACTAACTTACCAGCCATCTCTGGCCCATAAGCATTTTCAAACATTTTCATATCACGATCAAATCCAGATCCACTCATATTACCACCATAAGTATCTATCATCGCTTGAGCAGACTTTTGAAGTTTAGACGTAGCCTTCTCATCTCCCTCAATATTAAATTCCATTTTAGTTTCAACATTTTTTTCTCTAAGTCTATTGTCTAACTCCTTTACAGGCATGCCCAAGTCTCTAGCGGCCTCAGCCTTTTCCTTTTCTGACATTCGCTCCCAATCATAAAGCTTTATATCCTTAACGGACATTTTTCTTTTTCCTTTACCCTGAGCCGTAGGATCTTCAGAGAGTGATATTTGATCTAAAATTTCTTGTAATTCGTTTGGATTTAAAATTTCTTCCATAATTTATTTATTTATTTATTTTTTTTCTTTTTTAAAGTTATTCCACCTTTTTTATATCCAGGAATCTTCATACCACTTTTACCAAATAAATACTCATACTCCTCATCACTAAGTTGAGTTTGAGGTATTTTCTTTAAAGCAGCCTTAGCCTCTTCTGCATTATCATAATCCTTTCCTCCCACACTAACACCTGTTGTTGTTTCTTTAGTTGTTGTTTCTTCTTTTCCTTTACTACCTCCAGCATTAGCATCACCACCAGTGCTTGAAGGAACCGTTCCAGTATCACCACCACCACCTTCAGTACCTGAGGAAACTGTCTTATCATCATCCATACCTAAAGGATCAGAATCATCGAATCTATAGGCATCCATACCCCCTTTACTAGGATCTTTTTTATCTACCACCTCAACAGTTGGGCCTACATAACTTTTAACAACATCATCATCCTGCTCTACAAAAGAAGGAACGTTTCTTATTTTATTAATTTCAGCATCCATATCTAACCCTGTAGTAGAAAGTGGTTTTGTTTCTAATTCACTTGCTATTTGAGCACCCCTTACGTTTGTAGCGTACTTCTCTAAATCTTTTCCACTCTTTCCTTGAGTAATATAATTTTCAAAAACCTGGTCTTTAAAATATTGATTTAGTTGATTTTTCTCATCATCAGAAAGTTTTATGCCTGTAGACGTTCCGCTATCAGAAAGAACATTAATCACTTCACCCTTACTATTAAACACAAGTTGCTGGTTAGAGCCTAACCTAATTCCCTTATCACCCTTATCAAAAATCTCTCTAGTAGGATCTAGCTTTTTCATATCGTCATTATTTAATGTATAACGTATATCATAACTCTCAACCTCTTCACCCTGTTCATTTTTTTTAGTGAAAGTATTTTTACGGAAATTATTCCCACGGGTACTAATACCATCATCTTCACCAATCATAGAATATAATTCTGATGGGTTATTATATAGACTACTAAGGCTATCAGCCGTCATAGGTGTATCTGACCCTGTTCTTGGAGAAATTAAATCTTTGTTAATTCTATTATATAAATTAGCATACTGATCAAACCCTTGAGCCATACTTAACCTGTCTTTCGTTCTTCCTTGCTGATCGCCTTGAAAAAATAAACTACCAGAACCAAATCTATCACTATATCCTATATCTGGTAAATAACCAGGAGATCCTTCTCTGGTAATTTGACTTCCACCTGATCCCCCTAAGCCTGTATAAGATGTAGGGCCATAAATATCACTATAAAGCATAGGTGATGATTTTATATTAGTATTGACTCCTTCTGTTTCAGATGGTACTACAACTCCATTTTGAGCATATGTCATAGGTTTTTTCATTTTACCCCCAGCTCTGTATTTCTTTTTTAATCTCATTTTAATAAGTTTTTTATAAGTACCTCCTCTTGTAGTGTGGTACAAAATTTTGTCACAATAATCTTACCTCTTTGTGATATAACATATCTTCTCGCCCTGTTGTGTGATCTTTCTAAATATATGCTAATATAACCATTTTTTACTAGATCTGGTAAGTTTCTGGTTATAAAGGTTAAAGAGCATTGATAGTCTTTTTTTATAGTAGTACCAGTAAAATACCTTAAGTCGTAAATAAAAAACAAGAACTCAAGATCAGAAACTTTTAGTTTATAATGATCCCTAAAAGAAAACAGTATTTTTCTGTAATTCTTTAGACAGCTCTTTAGGTCTATTTGCATTGATTTAAATTATAGTAAAGCAAATATAAATAAATATTTCTTATATTGAAAATAATTACCTATATTTGTGAATCATTAAATTTAAAAAATAATAATATGGCAATATCAGGAACAAAAGCAACGGAAGCTGCTTTCGGTCAATATGGAAGCACATACCTTACTGGAGATGGAGCGAAGATGGATTTTAAAACAAGTGGTAAGTCTCCTAAGTTTATATGTGCAATAACAATACTTACTGCTGACACTTCATTTCAAACTTTAACTAACCACAATAGTACAAGGTTGGATAATGCTTGCATAAGTACGGTAGATGGAGAAGATGAAATAGATGCTGAATGGCAGTGTGCTACAGCTAACACAAGTAACTTTGCAACAGTAATAACAACTTCTCATACGTTTCCTGCGGGAGTAACTATATATGGAGCTTGGAGCTCAGTGGAATTAAATGCGGGATCTTGCATTTGTTATTTAGCTCCAACAGGTAAAACAGTAGAAGTTTAATAATATAATATGTTAGGTTTAGGAAATAGTATAACTTCAGGTAGCGTTAGCTCCTTACCATTCTCACCAGAGCAAGTATCTGGACTGGTTGGTTGGTATGACTTTACTGACGCTGACACTGTGTTTCAACCAGATGGACCTACTCATAGTCCTATCACAATAGGTAAACCAATATCAAAAGTAACCAATAAGGCTTATGATGGTTTAGGAGCAAGCTCTGTTTCGTTAAATGCTTTTCTTCAACAACCAGTTTCTGGCCGAAGACCTGACTGGAAAGTGGGAACAAATGGTTTAAATTGTGCAGAATTTACTGTTAATCTTCAAAGCTTATATTCAATGTATTCAACCCCAACAGGTGCTGCATCAGCAAATAGAATGGGAGGGTTTACACTTGATCATGATAACGTAAGTATGTTTATTGTTTTTAAAACTGATCAAAGCACTATATCCACAGCTAATGACCAAGGACTTGTTTGTTTTGTAGACAGTTCCAGGCTAACTTCTCAAATTTCTTTAGAGGCGGTTTCAGATCAAATAGAATACCAATCGAAAGATGGTACCCAAAGGGTTGTGAGTAACACAGCTTGGGCTTCTCCAGATTTTGAGGCTTGGAGCTTTGTTAATAATAGCACTAATAGTAGGATATGGAATAGCGTAGGCAGCCCTGTTGCTACAGAGGCCGCTTTGGATGACACCCATAATAGAGATATGACCGCAAATAGTTCCCGTATAATGTTTCTTGTTGGAGCTAGAGACGGGGCCAACTCAACACTTGGTGCTAGTGCGGATTCAGGTACTGGTGCTATACATGAAGTTCTTATTTACAATAATGCTGTTAGTGATTCTAATTTAAGCAAAATACAAAAGTACCTTCATGATAAATATGGTTTATAATAAATAATAAAATAAAATGAGCTCATTAACAGGACAAAAAATAAAAGACAGTTATAAAAGTTTAATTAAAACTGAAGCAACAACAGGCTTTAACTCTACCACGCCAACAAGAATAGAGGATGGGGATGGGGTAAAAAGTGCTATTCATTTAGGTAAATCATCTTTACACGTGTCTGGCAGTGTGGCTGTTAATGTTTCAGAAACTTCTACGCCATCAGCAAATTTACATATTATAGGAACCTCTACTAAATCTATGTTAGTAGAAAACTCAGATGGTTATGATAAATTTTATATAGGTGACACAAATGGATCTTACAATGTAAAACTTGGTGATATAGACGTAACCTCTCCAGGTAATAATAATTACATGTGTATAGAGGATAATAACAATAGATCTTTCTTTAAAACTACAAGCTTTGGTATAAATAATACAGTTCCTACATCAACACTACATGTTGGTAATTTTTCTGGAACAGCAAACTTTTCACTAGGATCTGACACCAGTGCGTTTAAAGTAGGTAAGAGTGGTAATACAGAACTACTTAAAGTTGACACACAAAATGAAAAGGTTGTGGTTAATGGAGATCTAGAGATGACGGGCACTGGATCTTTTAGAAAAAGCACACAAAGAATAGAGCTAGAAGAATACTTTAAAAAATTACCAGCTGTTAACCTTACTATGGTTATAGACCCTGATGCGGATGACGCAACTCTTCTAGCTAATTACGTTAGAGCAAATAAAGATTTTGAAGTCCTTGGAACAGATGTGGCAAATGCTACTATTAGGTTTGATACTGGGTCTTATGGTGGTATGGGCTTAATAACTCACAATTCAGCTAATGATCAGGTTATTGTTTTGCCTCACGCAGATGCAAATCAAACTATGTGGAACTCCAGTAGTTGGTTAACTCAAAAACAAGTTGTTTGGGAGGGTGCTATTCAAACAGGTGATTCTATAGCAGACGCTTCTTTTTGGGCTGGTATAAAGAAAACTAATGACGCTGCTTACGCAACAGATGATGATCAAGCTTACTTTTTGTATTCAAAAGATGATACTCAAGGAGCGTTAACAACAAATGCTAACTTACATTTTATTTATTCTGTTGGAGGAACTGACTACATAACGGACTTAGGTCTTGCGGTTGCAGCAGATACTGTTTACAGATTAAGGATTGAGATAGATATAAATAGACAAGTTTCTGTATTTGTTAATGACGCTCAATATGGGCTGGTTACATCAGCTACAGCAGGTGGTGCTACACAAAGTGATTCTACCACAAAATCTTTAGCTTTAACAAGCGGAGTTCCTTTATTTCCTTTTGTTGGAATAGAAACCCTTACCACTGCCTCTAAATCAATTATTTTATTTTACGAAAGAATTAGTAGAATTATAGGCTAGTTGTATTAATAAAAAATTTTTACTATATTGGTAGAAATTTAATTTAATATAACATGAAAACCGAAAAACTAATCGAAAAGGTCTGTGAAGACGTTAAAAATCTACTTCTACAAAAAAATAGAGACTACGGAGATTCCGCTCTAAATCCATCAGGTGTATTTTCAAAAGGAGATGTTTTTGAATCATTAGGATCAAGAATAGATGATAAACTTATGCGTATACAAAACGTAGGGGTTAATGATGAAACAGAGGATACTATATCTGACTTAATAGGGTATCTTATTCTTTATAAAGTTGCTATGATAATGGAAAAAGATGGGGAATATAAATCAGAAAAAGAAATTATTGAGAATGGTGGTTACGTGACGATAAATGGTAGAACGATTGGCGAGGTGGATGATTTAGACTTTTATTACTCAGAAAAAAACGAAAAAAATGGAAATTGAATCAATAAATCCTATAATAAGAAAAATAACAATAGGAGACTTAAAACAAGGATTAACTTATAAAGTTGGTCAAAAAATGTTAGGAGGAACTGTAGAGGTGACTGCTATAATACAGGATGAGGCAGCTTGGTTTAAGCATCAACAGGTTGTTTATGATGTATATATAAAAACGGAGGGAGACGAGTTTTCAAGGCCTTGGAAAAGGTTTTTTGATCAGCCGACAGCTATAGAATTTGATGTTCAGGAAAGAGACTCTTACGAGGTGCAATAATATATGAGACCAATAAAAGATTATTTTTTTGTTAAGGTAGAAAAGAGAACCGAAGACACTACTAATGTTGGTGACACAGAATTAGTAATAGATACCAGTTTTGATCCATTAGTGTTAGCTAGGCAGTATGGGGTTGTGGTAGAAACGCCAGGGGTATTAACATGCGGAATAGACCTTGATATAAAAAAGGGAGATATTGTTTATTGTCATCACTTTTTAACACAGGATGAAAATGAGGTTAAGTTTTATGAAGAAGACCTTGTTTATAAGATTTTTTGGAGTGACGTTTATTGTAGGGTTAGAAATGGTAAATTAAAGATGTTGCATTACTGGAACTTTGTGGAGCAGAAAATGGAAGATGAAGATGATTTTAAAACAAAATCAGGTATACTAATTAAGCCTGAAATGGAAGAAATCCAACTTCATGGGTACGTAAGACATTTAAATAAAGAGTTAAAGGAGTTAGGGGTAAAGAAGGGAGATGAGGTTGTTTTTTCAGAAAATTCAGAGTATGATATGGATATTATGGGAAAAAAATTGATGAGGATGAGAAATTTTGATATATTAGCTAAAATAGAAAAATAGTATGGAGGACAATGAAATCTTAGACTTATGTATGGAAAACTCTTACGACCTTATCATGGGTAAAAAGTCCTTAGATGAAATACTAGAATCAAGCGAAGTTCCTTATCTTTTATGGAACGTGGTTAGCGAAAAGGACCTTAAAAGCTCTATCTTTAATGACGTTTTAGATCTTATGATAAAATATTACGAGGACACCGAAGAATACGAAAGGTGCTCTAAATTATTAAATTTAAAGAAAAATGAAAAACTTAGACGTAAAAAAAAGATTAGAGGAATTAATAGAATCGGGGAGGCAGGCGTTTGATTTATTATTAGAGGAGGTTAAAAAACCCGTAGACCCAGAGTTACAAGACGATAAGGCTAGAAATGCTATGAAGGCTAAAAAAGAATGTTTTATGGATGCTCAAGAAATTTTAATGTCTATAAATAAAATTCAGAAACAAATAGAGGGGGATAGTACAGAGGAAGATATAGATAAAGAGGAAAATTCATTTCAAGCTGGCTTCTCAGAAAAATACGCTAAAAAATAGACAGTACAATTTATTTTACTATATTTGCATAATTGGTAAAAATTTCTTATGGAAGGAAAAATAAGAGTAAATGGATTAGAATTTAAGCTCCCTCCTAAGCCCAAGAAAAAAGATATACTTTTTTCAGATCTAAAAAAGAAAGATCAAAAGTGGACGAGGACAGAGCTTCCAGATACCCTTTCAGAAGAAACAGCAGCCAGTCATTCAAAATTTATAAACAAAGAGTTCGACAGAAGAAAGAATGGTGTTTGGTTTATGAATAATGGAAAACCTACATATATAACGGGCGAACATTACTATTATTTAAACTGGTGCAAACTAGATATAGGTTACCCTGAATATAGAGATAGGGATAGAAGGTTCTTTATTTTTTGGGAAATATGTAAAAATGATCCAGAGTGCTTTGGAATGGTTATGGTAAAGCATCGTAGAGAAGGGGCTTCTTATAAGGGTGCCGCTATGCTATTACATGAAATAACATCTAGATATAATTCACATGGTGGTATTATAAGTAAAACAGGTGTAGATGCTAAATCATTATTTACTGATAAGTTGGTTTATATGTTTAGGCATTTACCTTTTTTCTTTCAACCTATTATAGATGGTAGTGATAATCCTAAAAGTACATTAAGCTTTAATGCTCCAGGACAGAAAATTTCTAAAAATTTTAAGAAGATTGTAAAGTCAGAGGCTTTAAATAGTAAGATAGACTGGAGGAATACAAAAGACAACTCTTATGACTCAGTGAAGTTAATTAGATATTTATGTGATGAGGGTGGTAAATGGGTGGACGCTAATGTAGAAAAGAATTGGCAAGTTGTTAGATCCTGCTTAACACTAGGCGATAGAATTATAGGAAAATGTTTTATGCCAACTACAGTTAATGAAATGGCTGACTCAGGTGGTGAAAGATTTAAAAACATATGGGACGATAGTAGTATAGAAGAAAGAGATGGAAATGGCAGGACTAGATCTGGTATGTATAGTTATTTCACTCCAGCTTACGATGGGTATGAAGGATTTATAGATGAGTACGGTATGTCTGTTATTAGTAATCCTACAAAAGAACAGGCTAAGTTTATAGGAAAAAATATAGGATCAAAAGAATATCTTCAAAACGTAAGAGAGGGGTATAAAAAAAATACAACAAAACTTTCTGAAGAAAAAAGACAAAGACCTTTTACTGTTGAAGAGGCTTTTAGAAGTGATTCAAGACATAGTCCTTTTGATGTAGAAAGAATCTATCAACAAATGGATTATAATGAAGAGTCGGAAGGATTAATAGTAAAGGGTGATTTTATATGGAAAGATGGAATGAAGGACACTAAAGTTGTTTGGAGACCAGGATCTACAGGTAGATGGAGAATATCTTGGTTGCCTCCAGAAGATAGAAGAAATAGTATAAAAATGAAAGGCGTTAAAAAATGCCCAGGAAATGAAATAGAAATGGTAGCTGGATGTGACCCTTATGATCATGATACAACAACTGACGGAAGGAGATCAGACGCTGCTTGTTATGTGTATAAAAAATTCACAATGATGGATGATTTTTCTAATGTGTTTGTTTGTGAATATATAGCTAGGCCACCTAAGGCAGAAATGTTTTATGAAGATGTTCTTAAAACTTGTGTTTTTTATGGTTGCCCTATATTAGTAGAGAATAATAAAATAGGTATTATAAAGTATTTTGAAAGAAGAGGTTATTATGAGTATTTAATGGATAGACCAGAATCAACTCATACAGACAGTAGCAGAAAGCAAAGAACAAAAGGAATACCATCAACAGGTGTTGCTGTATTAAATGCACAAACGGAAGCTATTGCTTCTTATGTGTATGATTATATAGGCATACTTGATATAGAAACAATGGAAATGGGTAAATGTTATTTTAATAGACTACTAGATGATTGGAGTCGATTTGAACCAGATAATAGAACAAAGTATGATGCTTCAGTAGCATCTAGCTTAGCTTTACTTGGTGCTCAAAAACATGTTACAAAAAAGAAAGTTAAAAAAATAAGTATTAACTTTATAAAAAAATATAATAATTCAGGATTAATATCTAAGAGAGTATAGATGAAAACACAATTTGAAACTATAGGAGGGTACCCTACTATCTTTGTTAGTAACGAAGATAAAGCTAAAAATGAATACGGTCTTCAGTATTTTAAAAAAATGTATCACGACTGGAAAAATAACAGTCAAATGAACTACCAAGACAGAAAAAGAAGATTTGAAAAAATGAGATCTTATGCCGAGGGAACACAAAGTGTTGGTAAGTATAAAGATTTATTAGACGTTCAAGGGGATAGTTCTTATATGAATATAGATTGGACCCCTGTCTCTATTATACCTAAATTTGTTGATGTTGTTTGTGGGAGTATTATCAACCAAGAGCATAGTGTAAAAGCAAACGCTATAGACCCTATATCAATAGATGTTAGAAGAAAAGATACTAAAAAAATGGTAGCTGATATGTTATTGGGCCCAATTAGATCTATAATGACTCAAAAAACAGGAAGAGCTTATGATAAGCCTGGTTTTGTAGCCAAAGATTATGATGAAATAAAGATATTTATGTCTTTAAATTACAAACAAGCTCAAGAAATAGCTATAGAGAATGGAATTACTTTTGTTTTACAACAAAATGATTTTGAAGAAATGAGAAGAAAGTTAATAAGAGATATGGTTGTTATTGGAACAGCTTCTATAAAAACTTATATAGACCCTTCTTATGGAGTGAAGATAAGATATGTTGATCCATCAAACTTAATAACATCTCACACAAATTATCCTGATTACAAAAATATACAGCACGCTGGTGAAGTTTACACTATATCTATAGCTGAATTAAAACAAATGGCTGGTGATCAGTTTACCGAAGAACAATATAAAGATATAGCAGAAAATTATGCAAAGAAAACAGAAGATACTGATTATATGAATAATGGTAGGTTTTCTGGAATAGGGGATTATAACCATGAGTACGATAAGTTTTCTATAGAAATAATGGATGCTGAGTTTATATCTACTTATGACATGAAGTATGAGAAGAAACAAAATAGTTATGGCGGATACGCTGTAAACAAAAGGGGTTATAATTATAAGACTCCAAAAAAATCTAAAAATAAAAGAGAAGTAATACAAAATTCTGTTAAGGTAGTTTATAGTGGTAAGTATATTGTGGGAACAGATTTTATATTTGATTATGGTCTTGCTAAGAACATGTCTAGAAAAAAATCAAAACTATCTGAGGTTTCTTTATCTTATATGGTTTACACCCCAAACATTCATAAAATGCAGAATGTTTCCTTAGTTCAAAGAATGATTCCATTTGGCGATCAGATACAATTAGCTCATTTAAAAATGCAACAAGTAATGGCTAAAGCTAGACCAAAGGGGGCTGCTTTTGAGGTAGGGTCTTTAGAGAATGTTTCCAAAGGTGATGGCGGAACATTTACCCCACTTGAGCTTCAAGAGATATTTGATCAAACAGGTAATATATACTACAGAAGAATGGATGATGAAGGGGCGGCTTCAAACGCTGTTCCTATACAAGAGTTAGAAAATGGCATAGGTAGGGATATGATGCAGTTGATTCAAATATATCAACACAATCTACAAATGGTTAGGGATGTAACGGGTGTTAATGAGGCTAGAGACGGGACAAAGCCATCTAGTGAAGCTTTGGTTGGTGTTCAAAAAATGCAACTACTAGCTTCTAACAATGCCACTAGAAGTATTAACGATGGGTTTTTAAAAATATTTAAGAATTTATCTGAGTCTATATGCTTAAAGTTACAAGACATAGTAGAGTATGATAAAGCTATTGATGGTTATATATCAGCCATAGGTAGTTCTACTATAGAGACTATAAAAGTAAATAAAGATGTGTCCGCTAGAGATTTTGGTATATTTATTGAAATAGCTCCTGATGAAGAGGAGAAAGCTAGGTTAGAGCAGAACATTCAGGTATCTATAGCACAGAAAGAGCTTCGTATAGAGGATGCCATAATGATTAGAGATATAAAAAATGTTAAACTAGCCAATCAATTACTTATACTTAGAAGAAAGAAATATCAAGAAGAGCAAATTGGCATGCAAAAAGCTGCTTCACAGGCAAACGCTCAACAACAGCAACAATCTGTAATGGCCGCTACACAAGCAAAGCAACAAGAGTTACAAATGGAGGCTCAAATAGACATGCAGAAAATGCAGGCAGAGGCACAGATACAAAGTCAAAAAATGCAGTTAGAGTTTCAGTTAAAGAATCAATTTGAAGAAGCTTCTCATAAAAGAAGAATGAATGAAATTCATTTAACAAATCAAGCTAAGGTTGCTGCTGGCAAAATACAAGGTGATTCTAGAAAAGATACTATAGAAAAAAGTGCTCATTTTCAATCAAGAATGATAGAGCAAAGAAAAGGTAATCAACCTCCTATAGAGAATCCTGATCAAGAGTTTGGTGCTTTGCCAGAAATGGAATAAAAATACATAAGTAAAATTTTGTTTTAACAAATAAAATAATTACTTTTGCAAAAATATTGTTTAATTAAATTTAATTTATTATGAGTGACGAAATGGGAGAAATCATCGCAGAACAATTTAGCGGTGAGGTAGTATCTAATGACAATTCACAAGCTGCTGAGGTAGTTGATTTAACAACTCCAGCACCAGAACAACCAGTAGAAGCTACTCAAGAAGCTCCACAACAAGTACAACAGGAGGAGCCTGTGCAAACAGAAAATCCTGTAAAAGAAAATAATGATCGTTCTTTAAATACTGAATCTAGCAATCAACCTGCACAAGAGGATCAAGAACCTACGGAATCTGAAGTAAATGAAGGCTTTGTGAATTACATGAACGAGAAGTTCGGCACAGAGTTTTCATCTGTTGATGATGCCAAAAACGCTCTCTCTCCAAGAGAACTTAATTTTGCTAACGAACAGATAGCACAAATGAACAAGTTTGTAAGTGAGACTGGGAGATCGGTTATTGAATATCTTCAAACTCAAGCGATTGACTACAATAAAATATCTAATGAGGATGTAATGAAGGTTTATATGAAACAAAATAACCCTGACCTTACAACTGAGGAAGTTAATTTATTAATTACCTCTAAATACAAATTAGGAGATAAAAGTGGTAATGAAGCTGAGAAGAAGCTTGGGCAGATTGAGCTTAAAAGAGATGTTGCTAACGCCAGAAAAGATCTTACAAATATGCAAGAGCAATACAGAATGCCAGTAAAAAATGAAGGCATGAGTAATGAAGAAGCAAATGAAATAAGGGAAAATTGGATTAACAGCATGAAGACCGAAGTTGATGATGTAGAATCTCTATCTTTTGATATAAATGATAATGGAGAGGTTTTTGATTTTCAATTAAACGATGACCATAAAAAGTCATTAGTTGAATCAAACTCTAATCTTAATAATTTTTTCGATAGATATGTAGAGGAATCAGGCGACTGGAACTTTGACAAATTAAACATTGATATGTTTGTCTTGGACAATTTTCAAGATATTATAAGAAGTGTTGCGAGTCAATATAGATCCAAAGGCACCGAGCAGGTGGTAAGGGATATAAAAAATCCATCGTTTAACAACGAGCCTAAAAGTAATATATCAAAAGACAAGTCTATTATTGAGCAGTTAGATGATCAGATACATGGAGGAACGGGATCATTATGGAATAGATAACAACAAATATTAATTTAAAATTTATAAAAAATGGCAACAGTAAATATACCTAGTGGTATGCTGATAAAGCCTTCAGCGGTTCAAGTTGCAACTAACGAGAACTATGTAAGTGCTTTAACGGCTACTTCGGGTCAATTTAGACAAAGAGATGTCTCTGAAAAACTTGTTAAGCGTTATGGTGAACAAGGTATTACAGGACTTCTTGAATTAATGGGGTCGAAAGCTCCATGTTCAAACACTTCATTTGAACACTATGAGGAAACTTATAGACATCACAGTATAACTGCACAATTTTCATCTGCTTCAGCAAACAATGCTACTGAGGTAACTCTTACGCTTCAATCAAGCTCTTATAATGAAAACTTTATAGGGGGTGACGATTATTCAGCAGTAAGACCAGGTGATATCTTAAGAGATAAAGATGGTGACATGTGGTACGTGATTAGTTCACAAATGCCTAGTGCATCTACAAGAACTGTTAAAGTTCACTCTATAGATGGTGCTAACCAGGCAAAAACAGGTACAGGTGATGATTATGAGTTCGCAATCATTGGTAACGCTCACCCTGAAGGTGGGATACAGCCAGATGGTTTATCTCCATTAGTACATGAATACTCTAACAAGTGTATGATCTTAAAAGAATCTTTTGAGGTAACAGGTTCTGAGGCTACAAACATTGTATATGTAAAAGTTGACAATGAAAAAATGGGCTCAGGGTATGTATGGTACTTAAAAGGTGAATCAGATACTTATAAGAGATTTATGGATTATTCTGAGATCATGATGATGCTAGGTGAGGATATCACTAACGCTACTTTAGAAGGTGTTAATACAACTTTTGAAAGTGGTACGGCACAAAGTAACTCAGGTCTTAGAGGAACTCAAGGTTTACTTCCTTGGATAGAAACAGATGGACAGTCTATGGACTTAGGATCTGCTTCTATTACAATGGCAGACTTTGACGCTATAATCAAATCATTAGATAAATATAGAGGTGCTAAAGAATACGCTATGTATTCAGGTATCAATCTATCTTTAGATATTGATGATTTATTAGCATCTCAAGGAGCTTATGCTGCTGGCGGTGCTAACTATGGTGCTTTCCAAAATAGTAAAGATATGGCGTTAAACTTAGGTTTCAACTCATTCACTAGAGGAGGTTACACATTCCATAAGAAAACTTATGATTTATTTAACCACCCTAGATTATTAGGAGCTACTGGATTCAACTACAACGGATACGGTGTTTGTATTCCTATGGATATGCAAAAAGACGCTAAGTCTGGTGATAGCATTCCATCGTTAAGAATACGATATAAAGCTGCTAATGGTTATTCTAGAGATATGGAGCACTGGTTAACTGGTTCTGCTGTTCTAGCAAACAAAACTAACACTAAAGATGTGCTACAATCGCACTACAGATGTGAAAGAGGTTTTGAAGGCTTTGCGGCTAACAGATACATGTTAATCAAGAAATCTTAATTATTAACCTTAAAAGTTTTATAACAAATGGAAAAAAACGAAGAAAAGTTTTTATACTTTCAAGAAGCTAAAGCGGGGGCTAATGTAGACGCTGATGAGGTGGCTATGTACCCATTATCATCCTTTTTAGGATTTGATACACAAGCTGGCGACACAAATGGAACAACTTTAACTATGCGATTCAAGCCGATGAGAAGATCTGCTCTTGTTACTGACGAGGGTGCTGTTGGTGAAGAAACAGATGCTATGGTTTTAACTGTTGTTGCAAATAGTCAAAAGTCTGTTATGGCTAGTATTCTTGATAAGATGAACGAACCTTTTTCCAGGGATAATGGCTTTATTGTGGTTGCTAATGTAGTTGACTCTGAGTTTTTAAATTCAAACATAACAAGTGTTGTTGTAACCGTAAGGGCTGCTACAGCGTAATATTAACTTATAAAAAATTATATAGATATGAAAATGTTATATTTTATGAATGCCTCAGATGGGAACTTCAATTCAAGCACATCTACTGCACCAGATGCAGTATGCTATCCAATGTCTAAATTAAAAGGCATGGTATCTAAAGATGCTGATGAACTTTATATGTACTTTGATTCTGCTCAAGCAGCGGGTACAGATGAAGCTAACAACACTTCAGGTACTGATTTGATAACAATAGAATTTCTTACTAACGATGCTCACAAGGCAGCGTTTAGAGATATTGTAGAAGTTATCAACGAGCCTAATATGAAGAACAATGGATTTGCTGTTATTATGGATGCTGCCAACTCTGTCAAGCCTAGCAACGACATTGTAGCTGCTTTCACAATACTGACTGATAACCCTGCGTAAATAGGTAGCTGTCTTGAAATGATATATAGGCAGTCTAAAGAACACATTAAGGAGGGGGAGCTTATCCTCCTCCAAGATGTTTTAATTTTAATTTAATTTAATTTTTAATACAATGAAAAAAGCAAAAAAAGTAATAGAGGTAAAAGAAAATATTAACATACCTCCATACCAAGAAAAAAGTGTTGAGGACACTATTGTGGCAGAAAAGCCAGTTAAAAAAACAAATACTCACGGAATAAAAAACCTAAATAAAGGTTTTATAAAAAATCCTAAAGAAGCTACCACGTATAGATTAATAAAAGAAAGAAGAGATCGTAAAGGTCATATTAAATTTCCTATTGTTTATATGTTAAAAGCTGAGGATATTATATTTGATGAAGAAAAAGGTGTTAATAGAAAAATAAGATACATACCTGGGGAGTCATCTATATTTGAAGATGAGCAAAAAGAAGATGCAAAAGTAAAATCTCCTATTACATTTAGTAATGGATTCTTAAGAGTGGATTACACAAACCCTACTTTAAAAAAGTTTTTAGATATGTGTAACTCTAATTCTAGTAACCCTAATAGGGTAGCTACATCACCTGCATCATTTAAACTTATGGATTACGCTAAACAAGCTCAGGAGAGGTTGCAAAAAAGTGTTAAATCTATGGATGCCTTAAAGTTAGTTTTTGAACTTCCTTTAGATAAGCTTTTAGGATATGCTCAAGTATTAGGAGTAAGGGTTGATAAATCTACAGATGAGATTAGATATGATATGAAAGTTTTAGCTGAGAAAGATCCTGAAAAGTTTATAACAGGACTTGATGATCCTAAGATGGAAATCAAACAATCATTACTTAGAGCTAAAGATTTTGGAATTATAGATTGGAACGCTCAACAAGTTATGTGGGTCCAGGGAGATACAAGGCCTGTAATAACAAAAGTACCATTGGGAGTTAAGCCAGTGGACTTTCTAGCTGATAAATGTATGACTGATTCTGGTAGTTCTATTATGGATCAGATAAAAATACACTTATCTAAATACAATTAACATTACTTTACATTAACAATAAGGGGGGTACAAGTTTGTTGCCTCCCTTTTTTTTTGCTATATTTGTTGAAAATGTTTAGATATGACGATTGATGAGTTATATAAGTTTATACAATTTATAGCAAATAAAGAACAAAGAGGGTTTATAAAACCTTCTGAGTTTAATATGTTAGCTGAAAGAGCTCAAATTGATTTAATACACGATAGGTTTGCTAGGTATAAGGCTAAGGATAGACCATCACTAGCTTTAGAGCAAAATAATTCTGTTATAGATGATATACACACTCTTGTGACACAAAAAAGGTTAAGTTATAATAATATACCTATACCCCAAGATGATGTTGACAACTGGAATACTGCTTATCCAGGGGAGCCTTTTCCTTATCAATACCTTATAGATCAATTTAATGAAGAAAAGTATGGTGTTGGATCTTGGCAGACTCCAGATGATTATTTACATTTTATACAATTAAAAAGATCTACAAGTAATCCTGATGACCTAACGTTTAACCAATTTAATACTTTATTTGCAGATCTTCCTTACGACAATATTGAACTATTAACACACGATCAGTATCTTATGAGAAAGGAAAGTGTTTTAAATCCTATTGACGCTATGAATCTAACTGGAATGGGCGGTAAGGCTGTGGCTGTTGTTGTAGAGGGTGGTTTTAGGATTTATAAAAGCGATTCTTACATTACCGCAAAGCAGACTTGGACATCAGTAACCTCTCCTTCATATTCAACTTTCCCTGGAACTGTTTCTAGAAGCGATTATTTTTTAGAATATATACGAAAACCAAAAAAACCTCATTGGGGATATACTATGGTTAACAATATGTATGTATTTAATCCATCTAGCCCTAATACAGTTGAATTAGAATTATCTGAAAAAACACATAGTGAAGTAGCTCAAAGAATGCTTTCTTATATAGGTATATCTCTTAGGGATCAAGAACCTTTAGGATATGCAGAGGCAAAAGTACAAGATCAAAAAAAATCCTAAAAAATGGCAACAAGAAGAGGTATAGCGGAACAAATATTAAGAATAATTAGCGGGGGGCAACCTACCACTGAAATAGATATTAGTATAAGAGAAATAATGTTTTTAGTTGACCAGGAAAGGGACGCCATGATTAAAGCTGAAATATTAGACTCTATGTACACTAAAGGGGTTGCTAACTCAAAAGCGGAATTAGAGATTTTAGGCCAATACCTTATAGAGAAATCTATAAACTTAATTGGGGGAATAAAAGGGGGTTCAGGAGTTGGTTTGTATGGACTTCTACCTGGCTTAATGTCTTTACCAAAAGATATGGCCGTGCAACATGTTCGTGCATCTGGTGCAGCTTTTTCTCAACATGATCACGATGATGACAATCTAGGTGAAGTTAATATACCCACAAATAGACAAAGAAGGGTGGTAGAGGTTTCTGTAGACGAAGGTCTTGTCTCAAACTCAACTGGAGAACTTCTTTTTTTTGGGTTCACAAACGGCCCTTTAAAAATGGATGATAATTATATAATATCATTTACACTTAACACAGGAGATGATTATACTGAACCTAAAGAACATAATATAAGTTTTAATATTAATACAAAAAAATATAAAAACACTATATATAGTTGGCAAGGATTAGCTCAAGCGATTAAAGCTAGTAATGATTTTAAGAAGTTTTTAAAAGATTTTAAATTAAAACATGTATCAGGTGGTAGTGACACAACGCAATCTGATATAATAATAAGTGGTTTATATAACTTTTCTATTTCAAACCTTCAAATAAATTCAGCAGATTCTGGCGGGGACCACGGTTTTGTTTATACTTTTACTGACACAAATGGGTTTACTCAAGATCAAATATCTGACACTTCTTTAGAGATTATAATAAATAATACTCCATACACAGTAGATTTTTCTAACGAAGATTGGGGTGACGCTATATCAGCGGATGGGATAAGCTTTATAAATGCTCTTACAGCTGCTCAGTATGTAGCAAAGGCGTTTGTTTTAAAAAATGCTGACAAAATAGCTAAAGAACAAAATATTGCTGTTACAGCAAAAGCACCATTAAGTACAAATTATTTTGGACAAGATGGGGAGGGTGGACCAAATAATTTAATATGGTTTGTAGAAATGACTCAAAGAGGTGGTTTTAATATAAACGTTAGTTCACCTGGAATAATCACCCCAACCATATTAGGGAACACTCAGGCTTATATAGCAGGGTATGATGAGGCAACAGGAAACCCTAACCAATGGGGGGCCTATAACCAACAAGGGTATTATCCAGCTAGGTTTAAGAAAAACAAAACTTTTACAAGAATGCCTAGTAATGGTCAATATAATACTTTATATAACAAAGCCGTTACAATGAGTGGTAGGGATTATTATTATATACAGGGTAATAAAATATATTTATATGAAAAATATAATACAGATGATTTCGATCAAATAGTAGTTACTTTTCTATCAAACTCATCATATCTTAATGATAACGACCCTTATCCAGTACCTTCTGATCATGTTAATATTATTATTAAAAACGTTATTCAGATACTTGGTGTTATGAGGCAAGCTAAAAAAGATATGACTAATGATAACCTTAAATAAATAAAAGATGGCTTATAATCAAAATTGGTACGAATATAACAATAATATAAATTCAGCACAGTTTGTTTCTGTTCAAGAGGTTATACAAGATCTTATTGTAGAAGAAGGAAAATCTAGTGAGCATGATTATTTAAGATATTTTAAAATGGCTTTAAGTGGATTAAAAGAATTAAGTTTTGATACAGTAAGGCAAATAAAAACAATAGAGTTATCTCTAGATCACAAAAATACAGTTAGACTTCCCCTTGATTATGTTTCTTATACTAAGATAGGCGTTGTTGGGGGTAATGGGGAAATGAATTATTTAGGACAAAAAACTGAAATAAATTTTGTTCACGGATCTAAATCAACTACTGATGATAATGAAACAGACCCTCCTATATTTACAGATAATATTCCTGGAGACGGTATACATGGTAGATTCGGACAGGGTGGAGGTAATAACGCAAATGGTTATTATAGAGAGAATTTACAAGAGGGAACCATAGAGTTTTCAAATACAAAAGGATCTATAATATTAGAATACATTTCAGATGGGTCTACAGGTCTTTCTGGAGATGAGATAAAAATACACGCTTTTGCTGAAGAGGCTTTAAAGGCTTATGTGTACTGGAAATCTATATACAGAAAAAGAGCAATTAATATGAATGAGAAGATGATTGCTAAGAAAGAATTTTATAATCAAAAGAGACTTGCTAGAGCTAGAATGCAGTCATTCAATAAAGAAGAGGCTTTACAGACTACAAGAAAAGCATTTAAGCAGGCTCCAAAACTTTAAATAAATGCCTAGCCAACAATTAAAAAGAGTATTTATAGGTGGACTAGACAAGGACACTGATCCTAGACTATTGAAGAATGGTGATTATCACTATGCTTTAAATATAAGAAATATATCTTCTGAGTCAAACACAGAAGGTGTTATAGAAAATATAAAAGGTAATAAAATAGTTTCGTATGAATTTCCCAATCTAGTTGGAAAGTGCACGCCTCAAAGAACTGTTCTTTTTATGCCCTCTAATAATTACATATCTAATTATTCTAACTGGCCAGAAGCTTATGATTACGTTATACAACAAAATCCTTCAGCGTATTTTAATGGACAGCTTATAGATAACCCTATATCTACTTATGTTTCAGATACAGAGCAGGGTTATTATCCAGCAAATTTTAATATAGGACTTACAAGTTCTTTATCAAATGTAAACACTCCAGAAATACAGGCTCCTATAGAATATGAAGGGTCTACTGCTGAAAATCAATTACTTTACTTAACAGCTTTTGTAGAAACTTATGGGCCAATGTTTTCGAATGCTGGGGTAACAGTTACTGTTATAAATAATAATTCTGAATACTGGAATGACGAAGACTGGTTTGAAAACACTAATCTTATAACAAGTAATCCTAATTATACTCCTGGTCAAATTTATGCCTATGCTTTATTATTTGAAGGTACTTGTAGCACCTCTGCTGAACAGTTTCATATAAATATATTAACTCAAGGAAGTCCTGATGTTAACATTGTAAATGGTCCGTATGGAGATAGTGATCAGTTATTAATACCTGAGAATGGTTTTGTTTCAATGGGATGGAATGTGGTTGATGAGGCAAAAAAAAACTATATGGAAGGTGGCTTTACAGCCTTAACTAATTTAGGTCAACATCCAGAAATAACCCCTGTAAACTACACTTGTATAGGGACTTATGAGGATACTAAAAATGATCATATATACTATATGGTGGCTAGTGATCCTGGAGCTGGGCTTCATCATATATTAAGATATAACTTACAATCTAATAATATAACCACAATTTTTAGAGACAGTGGTAATCCAGGAACAAGTGTATTTAATTGGAGAAAGGAGTTTTTAATAAATGATATTGATAAAGTAGGAGATGTTCTTTACTGGACCTCAAGGCAATATGGGGAGCCAAATGCTCTTAATGTTATAAAGTCTAGATCTAGTATGGCTTTGATTGATGGTATAGTAGGGGATTATCAAGTAAACGAAGAGGGAGTTGTTACTGGTTATTCATTAAGTGATTATTATCCATATCAATTATATAGCCCAACTTATCCATCGGCAGATAAAAAACAATATGTAGAGCTAATTAAAAGACCTCCTCTTGATTATCCTGTATATACATATTCAACAGATCCAAATTTTAAAAAGAATAACCTACATGGTCACATGTGGCAATTTAAATATAGGTATCATTTTTATGATAAAGAAGTAAGTGCATGGTCCCCTATTAGTGATATTGTTCCCTCTCAAGTTAGTATGAATAATATACCTCAAGAAAACAATCAATCATCTGATAATAAAATAGAGGTAACTATAAAAAACTCATCTGGAATTGTTGAGTTTATTGAAATAGCTGTATTAAAATGTAAGGACCTTGGAAATTTTCCAAAAGGAAATAGAGGTGACTTTAAAAGTATGGCTAAAATAAAAAATGATTACGGTGCTTGGTTAACAAATGAAGATTCAACACAAACAGTTAATTTTTATAATGATAAAATGTACACTAATTTAGATAGCGTAGAGAGCACAAAGTTGTTTGATAACGTTCCTAGATCAGCTACAACACAAACTGTTTTATCTAATAATAGATTAGCTTTTGGTAATTATACAGAAGGTTTTGACGTTCCTTTAACAAATACATCATTAACCCCTCAATATGGGTTTACATCTAACCCAACAGCCCTAACAGGGCAAGAGGCTCAGTCTATTGTTTTATTTCCTTACTGGACTAATAATCAACAGTCCAGCACAAATGATTTAGCTTATACGCTTGGTAGTATTTTAAACACAACTAACGCACCAACTTTAACTATAGATCCTAGTTTAAATCAAGGTGATGAAGATACTATAAATGCTTGGTGGGGATCTGATCCACTAGGTCTTGGTAACCCATTAGGTACTGATACTGATTCAGATGGTTTTGTGGACACTATAGCTAGTGATAGTACAGCTAATATAGCTTTTAATTCTCACAGTTTAAACACAGTAGGTCAATCAACTCAAGTTGTTATTAATGCTAGCGACCCATCATTAGTAGAGTCTTCCACGGACAACCCTCTTGGAAATGGTGTTTATACGGGATCTAATGCTGGCGGTGCAGAAGGTTTTCCTAGAGTTAAATTGTTATTTAATTTTGGTTTAGTTAATTGGGGAGATGGTGCTACAATTAATATAGATCTTAGTTGGAAGTTTAAAGTAAGAAGAGAGTTTAATCAATTAGGGACAGCTAAGTCTCAAGACTCTCAAGAGCACGTTTGTAGATTTAATTATACAATACAAACACTACCTGGAGAGACAGATGTAGCTACACAAATGAGTCACGTTGCAGAGCAGTTAAGAGCTGCGATAAATCCTACTACATCAAATGACATACCTTCATATAATGACGAGTCAGATATAGATGGGCTAGGTACAGATAAACCAGAACAAGCGAGTGATTATGATTTTTCTTGGCACAAAAGACCTATTGTAGATGGCAGTACGTTAATATTAGAATGGGTAGCACCAAAGAAGAACGTATTTCCTTCAGCACCTCCTAATTTAAATCTTTATGAATATAGAATGATTAGCTCTAATGGTGGTAACGTTCCTGGATATAGTTTTTTAATTAATAACATCAATGCTAATCAACCAGGTTCTAATAATAACTTTAAAAACACAGCACAACTTACTTATGGTACAACGCCTTATAATCAATATGGCGGTGGAATAAACTCTGTATCATCTTTTAAAAGTGGAGCCTTTCATAATTTTGGACTTGTTTATTACGATGAAAAAGGCAGATGCTCTACAGTTCTTGTAGATGATGAATCAAAAACTTATGTTAAGTTTCCAACAGAAAGAACAAATGCGGATGTGGATATAGAGAATGATCTTATAGATGAAAATAATATAGATATAAATGGACCTGTAAGTATAATGTGGAAAATAAATCATCAAGCTCCTGATTGGGCTAGTCATTATAGATGGTTTTATTCTAGAAATAATACTGTTGATGAATTTGTTCAGTTTAGATCATTAAAGGCTCATGTTAATCAAAGTGATGTTGTTGATGATGATCGTATATATATAAGTATGGCTGGCTTAAAGGGTAGAGATGATTCTTATATACCACTTGATGCTGTTAGTGAAGAAGGTATTCCTAACCCAGATGTTAATATATTTGACTATAGGTTTAAAAAAGGGGATAGAGTTCGTTTTATAACAACGGGTAGTCAATCAGCTTTAAGCCCAGGTCAAGAACAAAATGAACTTATTTCGGATCAATATATAGACGTTCACGTTTCAGGATTTAAATATTATAGTGCGTTTGATGAATCGGCACCAATACAAAACAATCAAGAGTTAAATGCTTTAAACTCTGATGGGTCAGAAGATGGGTATTTTTTAATTGTACGTGAAGTTAAAGATGCTCAAGGCAATCCAATACCTGGATACTCTAAGCAAGATGTTATAAATGGAACGGATAACTTTAGACAATCTGTTATGGAAATATACAGAGCAAAAGAAGAGACAGGGCCTGAGGAAACATTATACTATGAGTTTGGAACAAAATATAAAATAGACCAAGCCTCTAGAAGACATAGAGCTCCTATTGCAGATCAGGGAGGCTCCTTTACAGAAGATGTTTTTGGTAACGTTACGTCAAACACTCCAGCAGTGGGTCAGTTTACAACAGGTGATATTTATTATAAATCTAGAATAATGCAACAGGTAACAGGAAATGATATTCCTTTTAATGTAGAGGATTATTATTTAAACGATTATCAAGAAACTAATCACTTTAGTATAGGTAGAGCGAATATATATTCTGTAAACTATAAAGAGGATAATAGAGAAGCTTCTATCACTTATTCAGATGTTTATCAACCAGATACGGATTATAACGGATTAAACTCATTTAACTTATCTTTATTTAATTGGGAGGATTATGATAGAATAGATGGTGGTATACAAAAAATAGAATCTAGAGACACCGATCTTATAATGATTCAAGAAGACGAAACGTATAGAATACCTGTTGAGAAGGATGTTATTTTTAATGCTAAAGGTGAGGCTAATGTTGCTTTATCTAATAAAATACTTGGAACAAGAACTTTCTTTTTTAGTAAATATGGTATAAGTAAAAATCCAGAATCATTCGTAAAGAATGGAAATATTTTCTACTGGACTGATATAAAAAGAGGTGCTGTACTAAGATTATCTAGAGATGGTATTACGGTTATATCAGACCTTAAAATGTCAGATTACTTTAGGGATAGATCAAGTGATTATGATAAGTACGATCCACAATATAACTGGGACACAAATTACGGAACTATTACGGGTGCTATGTTAATGTCTGATAATAAACACTTTAGAATTAAGGGTGGTTGGAATCCTAAACACAATGAATACATTGTACAGTTTCCTGAGATAATGCAGAATCAAGATGAGTGGGAGTATTATGAAAGTGTTTTTGAAGGCTCTGATGAGGAGTGGGAGGATTATATAGCTGATCGCACAACAATAACAGAAGGTTCTGTAGTTTCTTTTGCTGAAAAACAAAAAAGATGGATGACGTTTTATTCTCATGTTGCAGATTATTATGGTAAAATAAATAGAAAGTTTGTGTCATGGAAAGATGCAGGGCTTTATGTTCACGATGAGGATGAGGAAAACTATAACACATTTTATGGGGATCTATATCAAACAATGTTAGATTTCTATTTTAACAAAGGCCCATCAACAGTAAAGGGGTATAAAACAATTACCTTAGAATCAACACAAAAAACGGATGTAGGTTTAACTACAGATCTATCTTCAACATCTATAAATCAAAACAATTTTGACGAAAGAGAAGGTAAGCTTTATGCACAAATACCTTTTGTAACGCAAAATGGGGTAGGTGGGGACATAATTGGCGTTGGTACAGGGAGCACTGTTGCGGACGAGGATGGCGTGCTTACATCTACTATAACTGGCTTAGGAACAAATTTTACTAATTCTAATCTTATAATAGGAACTTCGGATGACCCTACTTCAAATGAGTATGGAGATCAATTATTTTACTTTGATGAAGATACTCAACAAAACGTTTTAGTTGGAACAATATCTACTATAATAAGTGACACAGAATTAACATTAGTAGCACCACCAACAACACTTGATGAGGATGGCAATATTATTGATTTAACTTTTGATGGGTTGTTTTTATTTGTTATTAGAAATGCTTTTGCAGAAGGAGATAGAATGAAGGGTAGGTATATGGAAACAAAACTTAGTAAGCTAACTAATCAACCTATGGAAATATTTAGTGTGGGATCTACTGTTTTTAACAGCGAACTTAGTGATGATTAACTTGTTTAAATAATTTTAAAAAACTATATTTGTAAATATTTATTATGAAAAACAAAAAAATATATAGACCAGGAGGAATGCCTACTTACGGAAAAGGGGGTAAAACATACTCTACAAAAAAGTATAAAAAGGACCCTAGAAAGGCTGATGAAGGTTTTTTTCAGTCAATGACCAGTTTTCTAAACAACCCTTTAGTTTCTATGGGTGGAGACCTTCTTGGTTATGGTTTACAGTATGCCGCTACTCAACAACAACAAAATGCACTACAGGATGCTTTAGATAATGTTCAGGACCCAGGTCAGGTTATAAGTGGGCTAGAAGGTGTTACAGACGTTCTTACTCCAGATCCAAGTGCCTCAATAAAAGATAGAATTTCTGAAGTTGAAGGAAGAAGTACAGATGTAGAAATAGATACTACAGCTTTAGGTGATAAAAGAGATGCTGCGGAGCAATCGTCAGCAAATGTTTTAGCAAACTTAAGTAAGGGTGGAGCAAAAGGAATGGCTGGTATAAGTCAAGTTTTAGATGCACAAAATAAATCTGATTTAGGTATAACTGACCAAGCTTTAAATATAGAGGCACAAGAAACCTCATTAGAGGAGCAGGCTAAAAAACAAAAAGAAGCTGATTTAACAGGATTAACAACTGCTCTTGGTGGTCAGGAGTTTAAAGCAGATGAAACGATGTCTGATATATATAAACAAGAACTTGAAAGTACCGCAGATTTAGAAACAGCTATAATGATAGCTCAATTACAAAATGTTGGTGCTGGATCAACAATGTTAGGAAACATTTTAACAAGTAAAGATGGAAGCATAGTCCCTGAATATGAAGAGGGTGGTAAGAATGAAGAGGTAATGGAAGAAGGTGGAGACAGTGAGAATACAATGGAGCCTGGTCAACCAGAAGTTTCTCCAGGAGAAGAGGAGCACGCAACAAATCCTATAGATCTTGTTAGAGATGGCGAGAAGATAGGGGAAATGACAGGTGGTGAGGTTATTATGCCATCTAAAGACGTGAAAGTTTTAGAGCAATTATTGTCAAATAAAAACTCTGATGGGGTTATGAGGTTAATGGCGATGTTAATGAATAAATGGACTAAAGAGGCTGTAGAGCATCAAGAAAAACAAATAGGTGGAACTAAAAATGCTAGAGGTGGAATGAGAATGTACAAGCCTACGAGCAAAATAAATTACTAATAAAATGGGTGTATTAACTGGATCGCCAAAAGGGCCGATACAACTTCCTGATTATAACCAAAACTTTATAGCTGTAAAGCAGCTTAGGTTAAAAAGAAAAGAGCTTGAGCTAAAAGAAAGGCTTGCTGAGCAACAATTAAACAAAGGTAAGACTAAGGGGCCACCTTTAGCTAAGTTTAGTAAAACTGAAGCCAACTTCCAAGATAGATTTCATTCAGTACATGATGAGGCGATGGATCAATTAGATCAATTTGCTATAAATAACGCTGATAAACTAAATCCAAACAGTGATTTATATGATATAAAAACTGACAGGATTTTTCAAAACATGCAGAAAAGTGTAACAAGAGCTGCTGATCATAGTAATAGTTGGGTTACAAACGGAACTGATTTTTTATCTTACATTAATGAAAAAGATGAATACGGAAATAGAAAAGTAGATGTTTCTAGCTTAGAACAAAAACCTAAATACCTAAATATAAACACGGTTCAGACTAGCATGGATTTAAGAAATGAACCATTTATTTTTCAAAATAGCTTTTGGACAAATGACGAAACTGTACAGCAGCAATTATCTTTAAAAGAAGGTGGGGACCCTAATAATATAAATGATTATTTAGTTGATGAAAATGGGTTCTTTTTAAGTAAAGGGGGAGGATTGGTAGTAGAACTTCAGTCAAATGGTCAAAACGCCCAGTCAGGATTGTTTACGATAGATGATGTTTTTAATCAAGAAATTTCTGGAGACAGTATAAGGTTTGATAGTAACGGTAATTTAATGTATGGGGAAAAAATGTTTTTTGAGCATTTTGACACAGGGTTTTTTGATAAAAATAAATACCAAACATTAGATAAGCCTACAAACTTTATATACGAATTAGCTGGAAAAAAACTTAAGTTTAGTAATTTATTAAACCAAGTATCTGAAAATAAATACGAAATTGATAATGAAGCTATTGGAAAAATAAGACAACAGGGTATAGATTTATTTTCTTGGAACGGTCAAACGTGGGGTAATGACTATGGAGACGCTTTAGCTCTTCAGGTTGCTAGAAAATACGTTTCTGAAAAATATGGTATACAGGAAAGTGAAGTTGATCAGGCTCAAATAAATGCTGTTCTTCCTATGATAAAGAACAATGAGATATTAGCTGAGGAGTTTAGGTCTGAAGATGGTGGATTTATAAAATCTGTATATGACCAAAAAGAAATTAAAACATTTAATGATTATGCTGGAGAGTTAATTTTAGAAAGCTACGCTAATCAAAATAGATTTAGTAAAGAGAAATTTACATCAAACCGTGCAGAGATAAAGGAGCAATTAAAAATTAATGAATATAAATGGGAGTCATCTCAAATGATAGGAAATATTGCTCACGTATATCCTACTCACGATAATTTTACTCAAAAAACAGCCTTTACTACCTATGGATATACAGGGGTTCAAGAGAACATAACAGGATCGGATTATTTAACTTTTCAAAATAACACTAACTTTATTACTGTAGAGGATGTAGCTCAACAATATATAGAACAAAAGGCTGGTACATTTGTAGGTGCACAGCACGCTATGATACCTATTGACTCTAGAACTGGAAAGATAATGGAGGGTACCTGGATTGATAATAATAATCAATTTAAACCATTAACTGCTGAGGATGCTAAATATTGTGTTATTGTCCCAATGTTTAAAGGTCACTTTGAACCAGAAGATCCAGATGCTATAAAAAGAGCAATTTCAAATGATAATGCAGATGCTAAACCAAGTGAAATTGTTACAATAGACGGTGTTGAGACTTACGTACCTATGACTCAAATGAATACGATGTCATCGAACCTAAAGCTTTATTCTAAGTTTATAGAAAAAGCTGAAGAAGTTAATAACAATGGGGTTGTGGGTAAATCTGATAGTCCGTCATACGCAGAGGGTGGTATTGTAAGTAAAAAAAATAACTGGAAACTTCCAGGATCATAAATAAAATAATTAGAAAATGGCAGTAATTTATCAAAAGGATAAGAACGCTATAAAGTTCATACAGGAATTTTACTCAAAATTGACAAAACATAAATTGTCACAATATGAGGTAGATAGTATATTAGCTCAATATGATGGAGATTATCATAGCATGGTTAAGGATTTGTATGACAAGCTTTCTGATCACAATTTATCCGAAGAGGAACTTGACTCAGTAGTTAATCACTACGGGTTAAAAAAAAAAGACTCGGCAGATTCTACATCAGATTCGGAAGGTGGTACATCGGATTTATCCGAAACGAAAACAGATAAAAAAACCTTTAAAGCTGAAGAAGGTGCTGTTGTTCCAACCGAGGATCAAGACGTTTGGTTGTACAATGATTATATAGGTTATTACCAAAAAAATGGTAGAAACGTTCCGCATTCAGATGTTCCTGAAAACATAAAAACAAAACTAAAAAACGAATACCTAGAAAAAACCAATCAAGAGAAAGTTAATATTAAAAATCAGAAAATAGATAATGCTATATCTTCTTTAGGAGAAATGGTTGAGACTTCAGGTTTTGATGGAGATTACTCTAAAAGTTTTAAAATACCACAAACAAAAACAGGAATAGAAACTTTAACAGGTTTATTAACAGATCCATCAGCAAGAGAGAAATTAGGATATGGATATATGAGTGAGTCTGAAGTAAACGATTATTTGGTTAAATTAAATAATGCTGAGAATAATCTTGATATATGGAAACAAAATATATCTGATGAGGATTATATAAATATACTTAAACAAGAAAATGAACAAAAAGGTAATAAAAACACACCTAGGTTAGATCAACAAAATATAAACGAAAAGTTAGAAAAAAAACAAAAATACGACAACGGAGAGGCTGTTAATCTATATGCGATGCCTTCTGCCACAGACCCTACTCTTTTTAACCCAAGACCTATAAATGAAGATAATGTTGAAGCACTTTGGACAGGTACAGAAAATCTTTATAAGGTGCCAAAACTTGATGATGAAACAACTAGAGAGGGATTATATGGAGCTGCAACATACAATACTCCAGGTTTACAACAGCTTCTTAATTTTAATAAACCTCCAGGTAGTAATGAATATCAGCACACAACAAAAAAAGGTCTTGATGCGTATAATTCTTTATTAAACTTAACCTATGAGGTTGATGATATTAATAAAGAAAAAGAATTAATACTAAAAGAAGGTGGCGTAAAAGACTGGAATAATTTACCAGATAATTTAAAAAATGAATATCAATTATTACTTGATAGAGAAAAACTTATTGGTAACACGTCTGAGCGTTGGGATATGGACGCTGAATCAAATGCTCTATTAACTATTTTTAACCAAGAGTTAAGTTTAAGTAAACAAAAAATAGCAGAGGGACAAACTGTTAGTCAAGATCCAATTTATAACGATAATGATGTGAATCAATTTTTGGTTTACAACTATGATGTTTTTTCAAATAAAAAAGTAGAAAACGCTAGATTTCCTCTTTCAAACCTTGATTTTAATGATGTAGATAAAGAGACGTTTCAAAGATTACAAATGGAGGCTCAAGAAAACGCATCTTATTTATATACCCCAGGATATATGTTATATGGAGATGAAAGTGCATTTACATCAAATCAAGCTGGTCTTATAGATTCTTTACAGTTAGGTAGTGATCAAAAATACACACCAAAAGAAGCTACTCCTTATGGCGACATATTATCTTTTAATACTACTTTTAGTCAAAAATATGGATACGGTAAGATAGTAGACATGTCTAAGGAGATTAGAGAACTTTCTGCTGGACTATCTAATGAGGAGATATTTGCTAATCCTGAAATAGTAAGTAAAATAAACGACTATCATTACTTTAGTAAAAAAGTAATTTATGACAAAGTCACCGCTGAATATGGATTAGATTATGAGGGCGAAATGTCTGCTTTAGGTGGCAATAGGACAATGAGTATGTTTAGGTTAGGGGAGTCTTATCAAAGATTGTTAAATGAAGAAAAAAGTATTTCAGAACAATTAGAAAATCAGGATCTAGATAATAAGGAAAGAAAAAAACTTGAAAACGATTTTATTAACGTAAGAAACAAAAAAACACAAAACAGATCTGTTTATAATAAAATTAAAGAAGAGGGTCTACCTGGTTATGATGAGTTATTTAATTTAGTTTCAGGGGATTATGACGATGAGGTTAAAATGGATCCAGAAAGTAAACTGCAATTTGATAATAGCGTTCAGCAAATAATGACTAGCAGAGAAAAATATTTAGCTTTATACGATCAATATATTCAGAGTTATGGGCCTGAAGCTGCTCTTAATAAAATGGAGGATCAGATGTTTAAGATAAATGGTAGTATGATGCACATGAATTATATGCACGACAATACCTATATAACATTACCATCGGGATCAAAAATACTTGTAGGGGACATGATGAATTATGTTTATACTAATTCAAGAACTCCTGTTAGGATGGGGACTAAGGGTACACGTGAATTGTACTATAAAGAAGTTGATGAAAACCCTTATTTAGCCTCTGATCAAATAGGTCTACCTGATAATATGTATGGGACACCTGATCAAACTTATGAACAAGGACCTTCTATGGGAGCCTCCTCTAAACCAGGACCTCTTTATCAAGGACCTGTTATAAAGTTGGATATGGATGCTTACGGAAAGCTTAATCCAAAAACTAATTTTCTTGCAAGAAGTGTTGATTATTATTTTGGAGCTAAATATGAAAAAGAAGATTTAAAGTTTATGTATGATCACGCAAAAAAGTTTGCTACTGACTATCAATATCACTGGGCTGAGTTGGTTACTATATCAGAAATGATAGCGTGGAATTATGACCCAACCCAAGGGTATACTGAAAGATCAGGAGGAAGTCTTTTTGTAGAGTCTATGGGAACAGAATTAGGAAGGGGCCTTAAAAATATAAGTAGCAGTATAAGTGTTGCAACGGGGGGTATGGCTTATAAGCCAAATCAAGAATTATCAGAAATAGAGCAAAGAGATATGGTGCACAGTATTTTAGTGGGTGCTACTGGTGAGTCAACAGAAGATGCAAAAGCAGAATCTGAATTTGCTTGGTCTCAGACATTAGGGTCTGGAACGGGAATGGTGGGTGTAATAATAGCTGAGTTGTTATTTACTAGAAAATTTTCTGTATCCGCTATAAACAAACTTGATAAAGCTTCTGACGCATTTAAGTCTATAGAAAGATATAAAAAAATAATTCAAAGCTCAAGGGTAGGTAAGGTTTCCTCAACCATACTTAATGACACTTTTGTTGGTGCCATGTCTTTTGAATTAACTTCTAATCCTGATGTTACTTGGAAAATGGGTGCGGCAGAAGGGTTTGTTCAATCAATTCTTAGTAATTTATTTTTTGGTAAAAGTAAATATGCTAAATTTTTATTAGGGGCATATAAAAAAGCTCCTAAATCAACAAATGCTGCTTACTGGACCACTAGAACTGCACTAGGGGGTACTTCTGAAATGTTAGCAGAATATGCTGGTGAATTTACACAGCAACTAAGCGATTTAAATGGAAATTGGAAAGAAGCTTGGATTGCTACATTTGGAGCTACTCAAGATGAGGCTCTTCAAAAATTTGCTGTTACAGCTATATTGTGTTATGGAGCGTCTGGTGCTTTTAATTTAAGGACAGCAAAGGGAATGGAGCTCGAGTTACAAAGATTTGTTGACTCGGGAGTAGGCCCTAACGGACAGCCTTTGTCACCAGAAGCTGTAGCACAAGGTCAAGATTATTTAGATGCTATTGATGAGCATAAAAAAGGACCAATGGGAGAGCAGATTGATATGTTTGAAAACATGACTTGGGAAGACTCTTCTGAAGCAGCTTTATTTAAACTTGACCAAGAGGTAGATCCAGATTTTGCATCTCCTGAAACAAAAACTGTGGTAATTGATGGTGTTCCCACAACTACTTTAGTTGAGCCAGGATCTCCAATTTATTCTGTAGACGGCAATAGTTTAAGTAAAAAAGATATAATTAAGTTTATAAACGAAGGTGGATTAAGTAGAAAGGATATTGAGGTTGTTATTGAAAATGATAAAGAAGTATCTGATTTAGCTGAAAACATATTAAATAAAACAACAGAGACAGAGGAGTTAGGAGTAAAGCCTACAGGGCAAAACATAATTTCTACTAAAGGTTCTAATACTAATCTTACACAAAAAAAAGAAACTTGGGATTATAAAAATGACGAAGGTGAAGATAAACGTGTTAATATTAATTATAAAGGAGATGGAACTGTAGAGGTAAAAATGCAAGATAAAATAGATGGTAAGTGGGAGACTGTACAACAACTTCATAAAATAAATAAAGATTTTCAAGAAAAACATGGAGAAAATTTTGTTCAAGAATGGATTAAATTAATGGATTATGTTGAAGGGACTCCTAAATTAACTGAATCAATAACAGATGTTAATAAACTATACAGTCAAAAAATAATAGAAAAACATGGTCTTGTAAACACAACTCCTACTGAAACTGATGATGGTAAACAATTAGATCTTTTTGAGGGAGAATCAACAAGAAGTTCTGCTGGTAATTCAATAAATGTTCCTGCTGGCCAAAGGGTATTTAACGATCCTAATCCAGGAACAGCTCAATCAACAAAAGATTATATAGCTAAAAACGGAAGTAATTTAGGTATAGATTACTCGCCTCCACAAGTAGATAATAAAAGAAATGAAGAAAGATCTAAAAGAATAGCTGATGCGTATGATTCTATGGAAAATAATCCTGAGGATCCTAAAACAAAAAGTGCTTATGAGTCTTTATCTAAAGAGGTTCAAATGCAGTACAATCAAATGATTAGCGATGGTGTTAATGTAGAGATATGGGAAGGGACGGGAGAACCTTATGCTAATAGTGACGAGATGATTAAAGATGTTAGAGATAACAATCATCTATATATATACTCAACAATAGAGGGTTATGGCGAAACTGAAATTTCAGAAAAAGCTATGCAAGATAATCCTTTATTAAGACCAACTGAAAAGGTGGATGTAAATGGAAAGCCATTACTTGTTAATGATTTATTTAGAGCTGTGCACGATTATTATGGTCATACAGAACTAGGAAATGGATTTGGTGTTATAGGAGAAGAGATGGCTTGGCAAAATCACTCTAGAATGTTTAGCCCTAATGCTAGAAGAGCCATGACTACAGAGACTAGAGGACAAAATTCTTGGGTTAACTTTAATAAAAACTTAAGAAACCCAGATGGAACAATACCTAAAAAGGGAGACAATAACTACGTTTCTCCTAAAGAAAGACCTTTTGCTGATCAAAAAATAGGATTACTTCCAGATGAATTTGTCTTTGTAGAAAGAAAAGGTGTGCAAAAAAACTCAGGCGATAGGGTGTTTAAGTTTGATTTAAATACAGCGACCTACAGAGGTGCTATAAATGGAAGGGAGATAGAAATTAAAAAGAACCCTTGGAAGAAAGAATGGACTGAGGTTTCTACAGGTCAGGTAATAGGTAGAACTTTTGGGGAGGCTATGGATAATTTAAGAAATGTTTTTAAAGGTGTTCAAGGTACTGTTTTTTCTTCAGACCCTAATTTAAATACAGAATCTTTTCAAAATGCTAAAATTTCTTTAGAAGCCTCAACAAGTGAAACTAATGCTATTCAGCCAGATGTTGTTGTGAAGCCATTTGTAGATAGCGAAAGTATTATTAATAAAATTAAAAAAAGAAAATATACAAAGCCTCAACTAGAAGCTATTCAAAAAGCTTTAGTAAAAATACAAAAAGCTAAAGCTGATCCCACATCTATGCCACTGGAGATAGTGCTTGAAGATGGAGGTATTGTTATAAACGATAAAAATCAAGTTGTTTTTAAAACTTACGGATACAATTTTAGTGACAGCCCTTTACTTGAGGGAATGAATGATCAGCAGAAAATAGAAGTTTCTTCAGAAAGAATGATTCAAGATTTTAATTCAAAAAGATCTATTTCGGATCCAGATTTTGGATGGTATAGTAATACAAAAAATGCTATACAGAAAAAGTTTGGACCTAATGCTAATTTATTTATTGAGTTGTTAGGGGTTACATCTCCACAAGCCACACCCAAAGCTAATTTTCAAAAAGCATCTGAAGCTATACAGATGTATAGCCAAGGATATTTTGACGTAGCTTTAGAAAACTACAATACAAAAGTTCAGGAGATAATAGAAAAATTTGACTCAGGTAAACTAGGAAACCCAAACTTAGTTAAGACTAGGAATAAAATGATAACCATGGTAAAACAAGCTTCTGAAAATTCTGGTATAACAAAAATGAACGGAATGAGGTTTGGTATGCAGGGGGTTACGGGTCCTTTAACAAGGGTTTTATATGGTAACTGGATGAGTAATAGTCCAGGATTAAAAACAAAACAATTTACAGAAAATCTTTCTGGAAGAAATAGAAGAGCTACTATAGATGTTTGGGCTGCAAGAAACTTAAAAAGATTACTTTATGCTGATTCGGGTCTTCCTTGGAGGGCTAGATCTTTTCAAGAAAATGGTGTTAATCCAAAGGACTTTGCTTTTGCACAAAGTGTATACGCAAGAGCTGCTGAAAAACTTGGAGTCAATATAGATGATTTACAAGCTGCTATGTGGTTTATAGAAAAACAATTTTGGTTTGACAATAACTATGACTCTAATAAGTCTGGTTTTGAAAAGTCCACAATGTTAGATCAGGTAGAGGCTTCTAAGGCAACGGAAAGGATGGCGATTGGTGCTACTGCTTATATAGGTAATGTAACCGCAGAACAAAAAGCTAGATTAGATGCTGTTGTTTCAAAAGCTGGTGCAGACGCAAAAGCAAGAGGTGCTTCAGATATAGAAATAGAGGCTGCTATGATAGATGCTATGCAGGGTGAGTTAAGGTTAAATCAGGCTATTAAAGATCTTAATGATGTTATAGTAAAATTAAATCCAGAGGCAGGAAGAGCTTCTTTATCGGAAGGAGCATATATGGGCCAAGCAGAGCCTAATATAGATGCTGAAGTTGTATTTACTAAAGACACGGATATTACAAGTGTTGTAGATCAAGTTATAAAAATAGGAATGGATAATAATCAAGAGTCTGTGTTTGTTTCTAAAACAACTGACTCAAACCATCCTAATGCTAGACCTTTTACAAGAATTGAGTTTACAGAATCTTTATCTGATTCTGAAATGGCTGAAGTTTCTAATATACTTACAAAAAATGGTATAACTGGATTTTCAATACACAAAAATCAACAAGGGCAAAATATAGGATTATCTTTTCAATTTATTCCTGAGTTCTTAATAGATCAAGGACTTACATTAGAAAATGTAAAAGAGTTTGAAAAAAAGCACTTAGAAAATACTGCTAAAGCATTAGCAGAAACACAATCAACACTTGGTGAAAATATTATAAACACCATAGAGAACGGACATGTTAACACTAAAATTTTTACAAATGGCGAATATGAAACAATTAAACAAGAGCAAAAGTCGTTTAAGACTAACCTCCAAACAGAACTTACCAGAAGGCAAGGAGCGGTTGACCGTGGGGACACTTCCAAGGACATCATCGATAAGCGACAAGGAGATGTTTATGATGAGCGAGGCATTCAAAGATTTCACGTCTTAAATGAGTTTGCTGACAAATTAAAAGAATTACGTAAAGCTTTAGGCTCAAGGGTTTACAGTGATCCATTTATGATAACACCAACTATTAAAGCTGGTTTATTTGTTATGGAAAAAACTCTTAGAGCTACTTCTAATATAGCTACTTCAATAGATGCTGGTATAAACTACATAAAAGCTAATTTAAAAGAAGGTGAAAAGTTTACAAAAAAACAAGAAGCTCAAATAAGAGATTACTTTAAAGAAGAAGTAGAATCTATTGAAAGACCTGGAGGTATTGATGCAAATAAAGACTCGGATCTAGAGGGTAATCAGGAGATTACTG